GCAATTCAAGCGTCTTTAGATGAAACTGAAGTCCCTGAGGGTTGGGTAGAGATCGAGGCTAATTTAGGAAATCCAATTGATACGTCTAATTTTAGATATCAACCTGAAGAACCTGAAGATGAGGAAGAAGAAGATGAAGAAGAAGAAAAATTACAAATACCTTCTTTTGATGTCGAAGATTTAACTGACGAAGAACAATTAGAATTAGAAAAACACAAGAGAAATATTATTAACGCTATTATTCAGGGAGCTGCGAAAAAAGGACATTATATTTTTCAAAAGCCAAGTGTAAAAAGAGTGTTAGATAGAATTGATCCACAATTATTCCCTCTTTATTTAGCAATTATGGCGGTTAATGATTACATGTATTTCACTCAAGAACAAATGATTGAAATGATGAGTCAAACTGGTCAAGGAGTTGCCGGTAAAGTAGAATTAGACCCTGATGGTGAAGAAGGTGAAGAAGGTGAAGAAGGTGAGGAGGGTGAAGAAGGAGGTGGAGAAATTGATACTGTGATTAAAGCCGATGGAATGATATTCCCAATTTTATGTCATGAAATTATAAAAGGTATTGAAGAATCGAAGGGAAGACACGGATTACCAAAGGAATCTGGAATGCGTCAAAAAGTGCAAGGTCAAGTTGATACTTTAGCCAACGAACCGATGCAACTTAGAATTGGACCTGAGATTGTTGAAAAAATTAGATTTTCTTTACCTGACCAAATGTTTGATGATGATAACAGGGGTCTAATAAACTGGTTCCATATCTTGTTATACCAAATTGATGCAACTGAATTCTTAGAAATTATTGGTAATGCGATTTCTGATGAAAAATCTAAGAACAAAAAAGCAACTGAAAGATTTGAAGAAATCATGAAGGAAGCAATGGAAATGAAAAGCGAGTTCGAAAATTATCAAGAGGAAAATGATATTGATCCTGAAGATGAAGATGACGGACTTGACGATTTCTTCGGAAGTATAGGTATATCGAGACCTAAATAAGTCTCTGTGACAAAAGAACAATTAATTATTGAAGCTACGAAGTGTATGAAAAACACTCCGTACGCCATGAGAACATACCTTCAAACGTTTGATAATACGGTGAAGAAGTATGTTCCTTTGGATTTATTTCCCGACCAAATTACACTAGTTCAGGATTACGACAACTATAACGAAAATATTGCCCTGAAATATAGACAAGCGGGAGTATCAACGGTAACTGCAGCTTGGGCGTCAAAAAGACTTGTTTTTGCAAAAAAGAATAATCCAGAAAAGGTTCTTATCATTGCCAACAAACTTGACACCGCAGTTGAGTTTGCCAATAAAGTTAGATCATTTACTGAACAATGGCCTCAATGGGTTGGTGCCGGATTTTCTCCTGACAAAAACGCCGCTCGACATTTCAAACTTATAAATGGGTGTGAAGTTAAAGCGGTTGCCACTTCAAAGGATGCCTTACGTGGATATACTCCAACAATTCTAATATTTGATGAAGCGGCATATATCGAAGCCGATGATGATTTCTGGGCTGCCTGTATGGCCTCACTATCTACGGGTGGTAAGGTTATTGTTATTTCTACGCCAAACGGATATGATCAAATTTACTATGAGATTTATGATCAAGCTCTTAGGAAAATGAATACCTTCAATATTACTGAGATGTTTTGGTTTAAAGATCCAAGATATAATAAAGATTTACAGATGATTAAAACTGAAAATCTTGTTGAATATCTTTTAAATAGAGAAAACTATCCAGATGCAGAAATAGTTGACCTTACAGTTGAAAATTCATATGAGAGAGATTATACCATTGTAAGTGAATATTTGTCTAAAGGATTTAAACCTTACTCAACATGGTTTGAGGGAATGGTTAAAAAACTTAAGTATGATAAGAGAAAAGTGGCACAAGAGTTGGAATGTAATTTCTTGGGGTCGGGTGATAATGTGTTTGACGCCACTCAATTAATGAGAATTAAAGAAAACGATATCATGGAACCAGATGGTAAGATGATGGCCGGTAATTTATGGATATGGAAAGAACCTGTATTAACACACAAGTATATTATGGGTATTGACGTTTCAAGAGGTGATTCTGAGGACTTCTCGTGTATTGTGATAATAGACTTTGACGATAGAGAACAAGTGTTTGAATACGTCGGAAAATTACCACCAGATACATTGGCTGAAATTGCGTTTAAGTGGGGTAACATGTATAACGCATTTGCCGTTACGGATTTAACAGGAGGTATGGGGGTTGCGACAGCAAGAAAACTACAAGAATTGGGATACAAAAATTTATATGTTGAAGGTGTTACAGATAAAAACAAATATAAGTGGGATCCCAAAAGAGACGAAAAAATACCTGGAATTAATTTTAATAATAAACGTGTTCAAATTATTGCGGCATTTGAAGAGGGATTAAGACATAATTTTAAAATTAGATCATCAAGGTTATTGAATGAAATGGGGAAATTCATATATGTTCATGGTAGACCAGATCACCAAAAAGGACATCATGATGACTTAATCATGGCAATATCTATGGCAATTTATGTTGGAGACACCTCATTCCAAAGTTTATCTAAAGTAGTTAATCAAACAAAAGTCATGATTGATGCATGGCATACAAGTGTAAGTGATAATAGAAATAGATCTGACTTTTTTAATCCTATGATTCCTGCCGGTGGAACAAATAGCGGTAGATACCCTTCAGAGGCGTCAAAAAGCGATTATGAAAAGTATTTATGGTTATTCGGGAAGTAATCTATTTAATATTTCCACGAAACAAATAGAATTATAACATGAGTGAAAAGAACCTAACGGTCTGGCAAAGATTATCCCAAGCTTTTGGTCCTAATTCTCTTTTGAATCAAGATTATCCTACGCTTAAATTTGATAAGAAAGAATTATTAAGAACACAAGATAAGGAACAATATGAGCGTGAAAAACTTCAGGCACAGCAAACCTTTTATTTGTCCAACCAATGGGCTAAAGTGGAGAATAATATGTATTCTCAAGCGGTTTATTATGAACCAACAAGACTTGCATCAGTTTATGATTATGAGTCAATGGAATATACTCCTGAAATTTCTGCAGCATTAGATATCTACGCTGAAGAATCTACAACAACAAACGAAGATGGATTTATATTACAAATTTATTCTGAATCAAAAAGAATAAAAGGTGTATTAGCCGATTTATTTAACAATACGATGGATGTTAACACTAACTTAGCAATGTGGACAAGAAACACATGTAAGTATGGTGATAATTTTGTGTATCTTAAATTAGATCCTGAAAAAGGTGTTGTTGGTGTACAACAATTACCGAATATTGAAATTGAAAGGGTTGAGGCGGGTATGCACGAAAGAAGAGCACAATCTATTGAAAATCCAGCAGAACATAAGGCGCTTCATTTCACTTGGAAGAATAAAAATATGGAGTTTCAATCATGGGAAATTGCTCACTTTAGATTATTAGGTGACGATAGAAAACTTCCATACGGAACATCTATGTTGGAGAAGGCAAGAAGAATATGGAAACAATTATTGTTATCTGAAGATGCAATGTTAATCTATAGAACATCAAGAGCACCTGAAAGAAGAATTTTTAAAGTATTCGTTGGTAATATGGAAGACGCAGACGTTGAGGCTTATGTACAACGTGTTGCAAACAAATTTAAAAGAGATCAAGTTGTTGATCAAAAAACAGGTAACGTTGATATGAGATTTAATCAGATGGCGGTTGACCAAGATTATTTCGTACCTGTTAGAGATCCGGCAGCACCAAGTCCAATCGACACATTACCGGGAGCTCAGAACTTATCTGAAATTGCGGATATTGAATATATTCAAAAGAAACTTTTAACGGCACTTCGTGTACCTAAAGCTTTCTTAGGATTTGAAGAAGTTGTTGGTGACGGAAAGAACTTGGCGTTACAAGATATTCGATTCGCCAGAACTATTAATAGAATTCAAAAGAGTATGTTAGCTGAACTTAATAAAGTTGCTATCATTCATTTGTTCTTATTAGGATTTGAAGAAGAGATTGAAAACTTTACACTTGGATTAACAAACCCTTCAACACAAGCAGATTTATTAAAGATCGATGTTTGGAAAGAGAAAGTGTTACTATACAAAGATGCAGTTTCAGATCCAGGAAATGGTATACAACCTGTATCGTCTACTTGGGCTAAAAAACATATTCTTGGATTTTCTGATGAGGAAATTAAAGTTGATTTACAACAACAAAGAATTGAAAAGGCTGTTGGTGAGGAACTTAAAAATACTCCGGCTGTTATTCAAAAAACAGGAATATTCGATAATATAGATAAATTGTATGGTAGTGTTTCAGGTTCAACAGCATCAGGTGCAACCCCTGAAGGTGAAGTAACTGACCCATTGGGAGGAGGATTCCCAACACCAGCAGGAGGTGAAGAATTACCTCCTAGTCCTGAAGAGGCACCTGCAGGAGAAACACCACCAGAAACAGTACCAGAATCTCGTTTTGATAACATGAATATTTTGTTAGATAACGATATGATTAAAGGTAGAGATATTTTAGATTTAAGCCAAGGACAACAATTTTTAGGAGAAATGGAAAAAGAATTGGATAACTTATTAAATTCCTAATATTTATTAAAAAAATAAGTCCCAATGACATTCGGAGAAGTAAAATCCATAATAGAAGAGAGTTTGATTGAGTCGTACAAAGACCAAAAAAATTTCAAGAAAGTGATGAACGAGTTTCATCAAAACGTGCTGACAAATAAATCAATCTCAAAACTATATTCCTTATATGATGATTTAACATCAGAGAAAGGTATGTCCGAATCTGACGCCAAAGAATATTTGGAAGAAGGGGTTAAATTAATTCAAACAATTTTGAGTTCTTCAAAATTACCTAAATCTAGTTCAAAGAGTATTAATAACAAATATTCTGATTTAGATACTATTGTTTACACTAAAACATTGAATATTTCTGAAAGAATTCAATCTAAGAAAAATCTTGTAGATACATTAAAAAGATCACCTAATAAGGTTAACGAATCAATTAATATTCCTTTGAAGTCTATGGTTAGTGTTGCCAATCAAACTTTAAAAAGTTATATTGATACAATGGACGAGACTAGTAAAAAAGATTTTTTGAAAGTTATCAAAGGAAACCCAAAAGAGTTGGAAACAGAATTTACAACTATAAAAGAAAGTGCAATAACAAAGTTACAAACTATCTTAGAGGGTGAAAGTGAAGTTGATTTGAAGACTAAAATTTCAGAAACTATTGATAAAATCAAAGGGGAAGAATTTAATCAAATGAACTATGTTAGAATTAGTTCGTTAGAAAAATCAATCTAACCTCGTCTCATTTTTTCAGAGTAGATAGCCTTTAATTTTTGTGTTCTCTTTCTAACAGAAGGTTTCACAAATTCCTTTTTTTCAAAAAGTTTTTTTTGTTGTTTTGTTTTAATAACTTTAGACTTAAGAGTTTTTAATGCTCTTTCTAAATTTTCATTTTTTCCAATTTCTACAATTATCATAATATTAAATATATTTTAGATTCGTCATTTTTTGACTAATGGTGTAAAATTTTCTATGTTTATACAAACAAATAAACTTTTATAACATGAAACATAATGAAGAAAGGAAAAACGTCGAGAATAAATAATTTCGAATCCTTAAAAGTTAATTTTGGAACAGTCGATTCCAAGAATCTAAAATCAATATACATAAACATACAATCATGGGTTAATCCCAAAATATCATCAGACAATTGGAATAGAGTTGTCTGTAATCTTAGTAGAGAAATAAAACATTCAGTATACAATAATCTTGATAGAAACTTATATGAAGAAAAAACAATAGTAGATCTTGATCTTAGAACTAGCGGAATTGTTTACGGTAAAAAATCATTTCTTAATTTAGAGATTAATCTTTTTACCTTATTAGAGTTGGATTTTAAGTCCACACAAGTTAAAGACTCCATCAAAAAAATCGTACAAAAAATCAATAATGAAAACTTTAATAGTAATTCTTATTTTGATTTTACATTAACAAAGAACGGAAATATCGACAAATCAGAGCAGCAAGTATATTTATAGAAAAAGTTTAAATGAAAGAATTACGTATACTTGGTCCTAATGAATTAGGGAAAGGGATTTTAATTGAAATGGACGCTGGATATGTTTCTCCTATGGACATACTTAATGAGTCTGTGTTTAAAGAGAGTAACATGTTGGACTATAAAAAACCGTTTGAATTCTACGCTGTTTTACAGAAATATAATACGCCTAATAGAAACGGAAGATTTTATCCTGAAAGAATTCTCAAAAGAGAAGCTGACAGATATAAGAAAACTATATCTAAAGGATTGTCTACTTCAGAATTAAACCATCCAGAATCTTCACTAATTGACCTTGATAGAGTCGCTCATATTATCACCGATATTTGGTGGGAAGGAAATATTCTAATGGGTAAGTTAAAATTATTAACATCGCCAGGATTTCATGAGAGTGGTATCGTATCAACTAAAGGAGATATTGCTGCTAACTTAATGAGACAAGGAGTTACTATGGGAGTATCGTCAAGAGGTGTAGGGTCCTTAAAAAAAGTGGGAGAAAGAAATGAGGTACAAGATGACTTTGAATTGATTTGTTTCGATTTAGTATCATCTCCATCAACGCCAGGAGCGTATTTATTCGCTAACCCCGAAGATAGATTAAAATATGAAGAGAATTTAGATGAAGAAAAAATAATGTCAGGTTCTATTCAAGGAGATGCGGGTAAGTCTATTGATTTAATGAAAAAATTATCCGATTATTTGGATAAATAAAACATTATGGACGAAAAATATTTTGTATCAAAAATTACTTATGATTTACCTGATGAAAATTCTGGTAAAATTAAAAAGATCAGAGAAGAAAAACTTGTTAAAGGTTTTTCGGTTACCGATGTAGAATCAAAGGTTACTAAGAAGTATGAAGGTTTCTCACATGAGTGGAGAATAACTTCAGTATCTGAAAGTAAAATTGACGAAGTAATTGATTAAAAAAGAATAAAGTGGTCTCAGACCACTTTTTTTTTGCCTGGATATATTTATAGAGTAAAAGAATATGAATATATTAATATCAAGCAACGACGTAAATAAGGTTATTCAAAACGGTACAATCGAAGAAGGAATTACCGCAGCAACATCATTAGGTTTAACACAATACGGTGTTTCCCCATTATCAGCCCCCAATTTTGTAGTTAACAACGAATTAGGAGAGGGATATGCTTTTGTATTAACTGAGGACTCATCAACTAATCGATTCTTAGTATTTGATACATCTATAAGTAATGTTTTGTCATGGGTTGATACTAATTACCCATCCGCAACTATTGTAAGTTTCTCAAAAACATCGTGGTCATTATACACAATTTAATTTTTTTCCATTTAGACACTATTTATTAGGATAAAATAATAATTTTTCTATGCAAGAAAATAAATCAATTGTTGAAGAGGCGCTTATTCAAATGAGAAATGTTGAAGAAGCTATCGCCCAAAATGCAAAAGGAATACTTGCTTCTACTATGAAGGAAGAAATCAGTCAATTAGTAAAAGAATCTCTATCTGAACAAGAAGAAGATGAGGTTGAGTTAGACTTAGATACTGAAATGGACATGGACTCTGATGAAGAAGAAATGGATATGGATGTTGATAACGAAGATGAAGACGAGATCGAAATGGATCTTGATGCATCTGACGACTTTGATTCTGAAGAACCAATCGATTTAACAGGAGCATCTGACGACGAAATACTTAAAATTTTTAAGGCTATGGGTGAAGAAGATGGTATCATCGTTAAAAAAGACGGTGACGATATTCACATCACTGATAACAATCAAGATGCTGAGTACTTAGTTAAATTAGGTGAATCAGAAGACATGGAAGAGTCTATGGATGACGAACTTGATGAAGAAGACATGGAATTAGACATGGATTCTGAAATGGGTTCTGATATGGGTTCTGATATGGGTTCAGAAGCAGATATAGACATGATTGTTAACAAATTATTCGACGGAGATTCTCACCTTGAAGAAGATGAAGATGAAGACGATGAAATGGACGAGATTGTTTATGAGATAGAGATGGATGACGAAATGGCTGAAGATGATGACATCGACCCAATGGGTGGAATGTCAATCGACGTTGACTCAGAAATGGGTGAACAATCTATGGATTC